ATTATGATTCGGGGTCCTTCTGGAATTGGGAAGTCTTTAGCTATGCAACATTTGACGAATGCATTAGCTGCAAGACTCTTTAAGAAAGAAGACCTTGACATTTATAGGGATAATTCTCAATTATATATCCACAATCGGCAGGCCGAAACTGGTTTTTATGATGGGTATGTTGCTAGTAATCATTTCGTTTTTTTTGATGATTTGTTACAGATGCGAGATGTTGCTGGCAATCCTGATAATGAAATAATGAATATTATCAGGGCTATAAATGTCTTTGAATATAGACTACATATGGCTGCTCTTGAATCAAAGGGTAATACAATGATGCGTGCCGGATTTGTTATAGCTAACACAAATATGCAAAATTATGACTTTAATAGTATAAATCACTGTGAGGCCTTTATGAGAAGATGGGATATAGTTGTTGATGCTGTCCCAAAATTGAAATATTGTAAATCCCAAGATAATTGTGGTTTGTGGGATAGACGTTTGAGAGAGGATCTTCCAACGATTACATTACCTGATGGAAAGGTTGTAACTAGATTACATCCTTCAATGTTAGAGTTCCATCGAATGAAATATGAAGGTAATAATGTTTTTGCAACTGGAAGTGAAGTTTTTGATTGGCATGAATTTGTTGATGTTTGTTATAGACAGTACATTGTAAATAGAGACCGATTTGAATTGTATAAATGGGATCTAAATGAGACAATAAATGAATTTAGAAGTGCATATCGTGATGATTCACTTGATACAATTGATGTAATGGTGCAGAATATTCATACTGCTGCACCACAAGCATATGGTGAACCATCAAGAGCTCCGTCAATAAAAGGTAAACAACCTGCTACAGTCGTTGAAGAACAAACGATTGATGACATGTTTAATACTGAAGCTGCTGGATATAATCTTGACATGTTTGGTAGCATTGTTCCACCTGATCATGATATTGTAGACAGAATGACTCGAGTGGAATATAAGAATTCTGATCATCAAAATCTTATGAAAGGTTTGGAGGTTTATTTGTTGAAAGAACAAGCCCCTTCCTGGCAACGTTATTTTGAAATCATTAACACGTTTAGTGCTGATGATAGATACATCCATAGATATTTCTTTATGTACGTATATCAAAGATTAGTTTTTACGTATCGTATTATGATATCTACTGAGCGTTATGCTCAACTCGCTCTCAAGTATGAGATGTATAAGAAACCGTTGCCTCATAGATATATTAATTGGGAAATGGTTGATAATTTTAGTCGATACATTATTAATGAAGTTCATAATAATAAAGATTGGGTTGATTTTGATAGATATATTAATATCTCTATGATTGAAGCAAAGGCTAGGGTTGAAGAGAAAGATGTTCCAAACGGATTTAAGATGATATTTCGCGTTTGGAATTTTTGTGCTGGGTGGATTTCTTCTTTGGCTAGATGGTTAGCCATTTCCCTTGACCCTACTCATGCGATGGCTGCTAGAATTATCAATTTGGGTGTTATTGGCATCAATATATATGTTATATATAAGCTTGTTTATTGGTTTTCTGATTATATTTATAGTTGGTTAGAACCATTATTTAATTTTAATAGAGATGTTGATTTATCTAAAGATAAAGATAAAGAAGCTTCAGTTGATACTTCTACCCCTACATCTAAAGAAGAACCTAATAGAAAAGAAACTCCAACTGCTAATCAAAATGGAGATTCAAGACCATTGGAAGTTGTAACCCAACAATCTGATGAGAGAGTTGGCAATAGAGGCCATGCAAGAGTTATGCGAACGAAACAAACTCCTCCATATAGACCTGTTAAACCTGACCATTTACAAGCTTCAGCTGTGCAGCAAGCCCTAGGAAATGTTATTCGAAATAAAGATGATATAATTGAATCAGTATGGAGACATAACGAATTTATTGTTTTGATCCCAATCCCTGAATGTTTTAGGGATAGCCCAAATACACACCGATGGCAAGGTAATTGTACTGCTATTGGTGGGGATCTTGTAATGATGCCGTTACACTTTATTAATTATGTTGATTCTCATTGGGCTAAGAAGCATTACCACCCTGAAGAATTCATTGAGATCAGGAAATGTGGTGCAACTAACATCCGTTATCGAATGAAAATACGTGATGTAATCAATCAATGGCAGTGTTCAGAGCTTGAAAGAAGTCTGGACGCTACAATATTAAAATTTCCAGGGATGCAACCATGTAGAAATATAATGCATCTCTTCCCAACAGAAGAGCAAATTCAAAATTACAAACAATTTAGCGGCACTTTCTTGGTTCCAAAGGCTATGGGCGAACGAATTGAGACCGTTACTGTTGAATGTACTCGCTCTGAAGGCGCTCTTCCCGTGAGTTTTAGACCTAGGAAAGTTGATGAAGACCCTGAGGGACATCCAGTTGTAGAAGTCATTGAATCGGATGGTGAATTGATTGAATTAGTTGAAGATGATCCAAAAGGTTGGCAGGGCTATTTTATTGATGATAGTTATACTTATATTACTGATAGGATTGGACCTGGTGATTGTGGCTCATTGTTATTTTCAAATGACGAGGCTGTTGGCGCCCCAATTTTGGGGTTCCATTCAGCTGGTAATGGTGAGAAAATCCAGAGAGCTTGGTCTAATGTGCTTTCTAAGGAGGTTGTTATTAAATTAATTGCATGTCATGAAGATGAATATAAGTTCGTTGATCAGATACAAATTTCGACCTTTATTGAACCAACAAATTACCAGCTTCCAAATGTTATAATTGCTGGTAAGGTTAAACCTAATATGTGTGCGTTTTCCTCTGGTAGGACTAAGTTGATTAAAAGTCCGCTTTGGAACAAAGTAGCTCGATCTACCAAGAAACCTGCATATCTCAAACCTTTCATTGATGCTGAAGGTGAAAGAATTGATCCTATGGCAAAGGCCCTTTCGAATTATGGGCCTCTGGATAAGTTTATTCCAAAGAAATTCTTAGACAAGGCTGTAGTTAATACCTGGGAATTTTTGCTGAATAATTCCCCCCATCAGGTTCGACCTGAGGTATTTAGCTACAAGGTGGCTGTTTTGGGTGATGGTACACCATGGTTCCAAAAAGTTCCAAGAAATACTTCTGCAGGATATCCTTACATTAAAATGAAAGGTAAAACTACAAAAGAAAGATTCTGGGGTTCAGGGGAAGAATATGACCTGAATAATAAAGATGCCTTAGAGTTGGAAATTGAGGTTTTAAAAGTAGTCGAGAATGCTTCTAAGGGTATCCGAAGTGTTCACATCTTTGTTGATTTTCCAAAAGATGAATTACGTGAAGAATCAAAGGCTAATGCAGGCAAGACTAGACTTGTTTCTGGCTCGCCTGTTGTATTAACCTTAGCCATGCGTATGTACTTTGGTGCCTTTATGAAATGGATGCACAAGAATGCTATACATAATGGTTGCGCTCTAATGGTTAATCCCTATGGACATGATTGGGATTATATTGCTCGAACCCTATGCACTCATGGACGAGAAAATTGTGGTGCAGGTGATTACAAAAATTTTGATGGTAATCAATCTGTTAGCGCACAAATGGCAGTTTTTGAGATAATTAAGGCTTGGTATGGAGAAAGTGATCCACAAGCTAATGAAGTGCGTAGAGTTCTTTGGTATGAAGTTACTAATTCATGCCATTTACATGGTGAATATCTCATGTATTGGGTTGCTTCTCTCGCTTCCGGTGAACTCCTTACAGCTATTATAGATTGTTTGATCAATAAAATCTATTTTAGGACTGTGTTTTACGCTGGAAATGATGACTATCCTAGTAGAAAACTTGATAACTTCAATGACCATGTAAAATTAATGGTTGGTGGAGATGATAATGCTAGAAATATGAGTATAAAATATATAAAATATTTCGACGATAAATCTGTCGCTGAATTAATGATGAAGTATATTGGAGTTACATTTACTTCTGAGTCGAAATCTGAATTAATTGAAGCTGGTGTTCGTCCCCTAGAAGAAATAACGTTTTTGAAACGTTCTTTCGTTTGGGATCGTTCGCTTAGTCGTTATGTAGCTCCGCTTGCCCTGGAGTCCATTAAGGAAATTCCTCAATGGGTTAGGAAGGGAGCAAGCACTATGTCTGATGTGACCGTTAATATGACGATTGCGGTAGAGGAGATTAGTCTACATGATGAAGAGACTTTTAGATCTTTCGTCAATCCTCTCATAAATTTCGCTCGCACTATACCCGGCCTCAAATTACCAAAGGAATGGAGTTATGAATCTGTTCGAGAGAAAGTTCTGTCGAGAGGCGGACCTTCTGTCCTACATTTTGCTCTGGATGATGAATGGTATGAACTTGTTCCTACGAATTCAAAATCTATCGAAGATCCAAAACTTGATCCTGCGTATATTGATGTCACTGATGTCCCAACTGTCGAATTTCGCGAGTTCTCCCTCTCTCACGAGGACTTAGGTTATCGCAAAGTTCGTGTACCACCTCAACCTGCTGCAACCGCGCAACTCTGGTTACCCACCCCCCTGACTGAATATGATAGAGAAAATAGGGAGGTTAGGCTTTGTTCGCGAAGTGAGTGGGCTATTCAGCCTTACTGCCAAGATACTCAGATGGCATTCCCATCAAAATCTAGGATCTATCACTGGCGTGAAGACTTTGTGCAGTCCCACGTCCGACAACGCACTGCTGATATGAATAACAACTCTGAACATAATATGACTGACTCATTAAAATTGGGTCAGCAAAATGGAGGACTAATGGTTCCTATGCGGACCATTAATGAGTCTTCCTCCTTTCCTGGTTCTTCTACTACTCATTCTACAAATGATGCTGAGGCTCCTATTTCTAAGATTCCCGCGTATGTTCCTCTTTCTCCAACTATTTTGGATAATCCCAAGACTGGAGTTGCTCAGGAGATACGTGATTTTCTTATGAAGCCACAGATCATAACTACTGGTAATCTCTCTACTACTGATGCTACTAATATTTCTTTATTCTCTTATTCATTGCCTGGAGCTATGTTATCTAATTCGCTTTGGTCCAACAAGTTGTCTGGTAATTATGCCTTTCGGGGTACAATGGTTGCTACGATACAACTTAATGCGAATAGATTTCAACAAGGACGGTACATTATGGCCTGGTGCCCAGATGGTGGTGCTTTCAATCGTGTTCAATGGTTCGCAGGTCATACGGCTAACCTTTGTCAAACTACACAACTTCCCCATGTAGAATTCGATGTCAATTGTGATACACAGGCCACTATAGAGATTCCAATGCTTAATTGTATTGGTTATTCTCCTATCTTGTCTTCTGGATCATATAATATCTATACAAATGGGTTCTTGTATATGAGGCCTTATTCCCCTCTTGTTGCTCCTACTGGTTCTACTGTTGCTAACTATACTCTTTATGTTCATTGGAAAGACGTGTCGTTTCATATGCCTGTCGTTCCTCAGTCGGGCAATATGCGTGCCGCTACAAAGGTCATGCGTAAGAAACAATCTATTCCCGATGAGCAAGAACAGAGTTCTGTTGGTATTGCTCCATTATCGTCTGCTCTCAGCTCTATTTCAAAAGCTGCAGGTGTACTTTCCGCTGTTCCGATACTTTCGAGTGTTGCTGGTCCTGTTTCGTGGGCGACTGACATACTTGCAAATGTTGCTTCAGCGTTTGGTTATTCAAAGCCGCACAATAGTGAGGCTGTCCGTACTGTTGCACGTTATGTCATGAATAAATATAATAACGTCGACACTGCGGATGTTGCACATAAACTTGCTGTTTTTGACCGTAATAATATAGAGATGTTACCAGGCTTTGCTGGAACTGATCTTGATGAAACTTCTATAGGTTACATTGCTACTATTCCTGCATGGATTTCTACTGTTTCTTGGACGACTGGTAACAATGAAGGCGTAGTATTGTTTGCTACGACCTGCCAACCTAGGAGTTATGCTCCTTCTTCTACTTACGGTTCTACTACTGTTACGTTCCCTACCCCTTTAGCTTGGGTTACCTCTTTCTTCTCACAATGGAGGGGTTCCCTAAGATTTACCTTTAAGCTGGTCAAAACTGAGTTCCATACCGGGAGATTGCTCGTTGCTTTTCTCCCCTATGAATACAATGTTTCTGGCACAGCCCCTTCTATCCCCTCTATTTCTAATACCGCATATCTTCATCGTGAGATTATAGACGTGCGTTATGGAAATGAATTTTCATTCCTAGTTCCCTACGTTGCTTTAACCCCTTACAAACCAGTATTCGGGTCTGATAGCGGCCTGGGTTTATTTGACCTTTTCGTATTGAATCCTCTTGTAGCCCCGTCTACAGTTTCCACGACTGTGACGATTCTAGTTGAGGTTTCAGCTGGTCCTGATTACGAAGTTGCCTATCCAAGGTCAATTTCCGACAGGCCAGTTCTTGTTGTTAATCCACAAGGTGGTGGCAATAATGTTTGCGAAATAGTCTCAACTGAAATTGGAAATTCAAACAACCGTGATTCTCTTGCTCCTTCTCTACTCTGTATCGGTGAACGGGTTTTAAGTCTTCTACAATTGATTCGTCGGTTTTCCCCTGTTAACTTCTCTGGAGGCACTAAGAATTTCTTCCTTCAATTTCTCCCCTGGTCTTTACCTGTGGATTTTATTGATGGATCTAATAACCTTTCTGTCTCTGAATTTGTTACTGTTGATCCTGTAACGCAAATTTCACTATGCTATGCACTCTCTCGTGGATCTATGAGGTACAAGCTAGTGGAACAAACTCCAAGTGATTCTATCTTGATGTATGCCCGAAATGCTTCGACGTATAATGGTGGTGGCGCTACTGCAGCTTTAAACTGGCAGTATACAGCTACCGCTTATCCTTCCGTTGGATCACTAGGCAATGGTGAAAATAATACATTGGTATATTCTAATATCTCTGGTGGATTAGAATTAGAATTTCCATACTATAGTAGGACTTTTGCTCATGGTACTGCTGATGCTATGAACAATTATCTTGCTACTACAGGTTTACCTACATATAATCCTGGAGTTAATACGGCCCCTAGAACACTTGCATTAATTACGATGCCTGTGGTACCTACGACTGGTGTTTTAGCTTTCCGAGCTGCTGGTGAAGATTTCAGCTTGGGTCTCTTTACATCTATTCTTGGTTATTCTAGTTGGTCGACTGCGTTATAATCCTCCTTTTCCCTCGCGGGTTTTTCGGAACAATCCTCCTCCGTTTTTACCGCAAATCTTTTATCTTCTTCCTATTCGACTCACCCCCGACGTGGCGCGTTTTAAAAAGCCGCGATATTTCCCTACCTCTCAACTACGTTTGTAATTGTGTATCCTCATGAGGCGATTCCTTCCCGATTGCGAGACTGTTGATTAATTTCCAGTTCTCTTTAGCCGTTTGGTTGGAAAGATGTTATTGAGGTCGTCTTACATACGTTTTTAC